AGATACGTCTTTAACAGAGTAACTTCTACCGTACCAAACACCAATTTTAAGAACCGTCGGACGGCTAGCCTTAATCAAGATATTATCAATTGCAGATACTTGCCATTTACCCAAGAATTTAAAATTATGTTCGAAATCGCCATTAAAGTTAACTGCATTAATTTCTAGATTACGACCAAATAGTGCATATTTAACGCCATTTTCCTCGTAAGTTTCATCTGGCGTTCTAGTACTTTCAACAATGCCAGCGATTACTGTTTCGCCAACTTTTGCACCTGTGAAATCGTGATAAGTGAGGTTTATATCATCTTCACCTAATGGCGGAATTGTTACAGTACAAGCCCCAGTACTATCTAGCGTGAAAGGTGTATCATTACCAACTACCTTAACGCTGTAATGTGGCTCCCCTGTTACTGCTACCACCTGTTGCCCTTGAATTACACTAGGAATTGTCAAAGGCTTAAACTCAGTCCGAGGAAACGGCTTGCCCATATTACCGATTAGAGCGGTGAGTACATCGTCAACGCTGGCACTTTCGGCCCATACGTTACCTTGTAGCAATAGCTGATGAGCATTATCTGCCGTAGCACTTGCGCCGTCTCGTCCGTCCTCACCCTTATCGCCTTTAGGGCCTTTTAGGGCCTCTAATTGCTCTGGTGTGAAATCCTCATATCGGAACGGGTCGCCTTTTGGGCCTCGCGTTCCTTGTTCGCCCGGTAATCCTTGCGCCCCCGGAATAACAATGTCAATCACTTTCGGAACCCTTGCTTTAACGTTCACATATTCAAAGTTATTTGTATCTTCCATAATTGCACCCCCTAATGTGCTGAAATATCATGAATGAATTTCATATCACCCATTACGATTTTAGTGGTATCGTTCCCATGAATAAGGAACACATCATATTGACCGCTCCTATAATTGCGGCCTATGTTCTTAGTTGCCTCGGCGGTGATTGTGCAGTACACGATGTTATCGTGAACCACACATTCAGCCTCGGCCAATAGCTTGCCCTGCATGCTACGCACTTTCATAATTGCAGTGCAGTTGCTTAAATCAAAATCGGCACTGACCTCGTAACCTCTACGATAATCAGCGCCGATGTGTAATGTCTCTGGCTCATTTCTTATAAAGTTCATATGTACCTCGCCTATTCAATTTCTGTAACTAATACGCCAAGCATTCTGTTATTGCCAACTGGAATAAATAATACATCGTCAAAACTATACTCTTCTGGCGATATTGTATTTGGGTTATATTTTGAGTGCGCAACATTTATTTCTGCATAAATTGCAAAAGTTTTTTCATCAATAAATGCGAAATAAAAAAATATTGAACCATTTCTGGCGCCGACTTGACATGAGGGAATGCTTATAGGGCATATCGCTATTGGCTTGTCGAATGTATATCTAGCAATTTCTACATGATTGCCAATTACTCCAGTATAATTAATCTCCCAGCCGTATGGGTCTTCACCGTCGAATGGTTGAGGGTAGTAATCTGCGCCCTCGGCGGTAGCAACCCCCCAGCGCGTATAAGTAACATATTTTTTTACAACGTCTGGTTCATATATGTATTTTTTTATTTTCAGATACTTGTTTTCAGATGAAAATATTAATTTCTGCTCTTTATTGAAAACCTCAAGGCCTTGTTTACCTGTTTTATACTCATCTGAATATACATAACATTTAAAACTATGAGGGGCTGATGGTGAGTGTCTAACTCCGCACATTGTAACAGGGTTTAAAACGCCGTTTATATCAGAAAATGCGCCATATCCATTAAATATGCCCTCTTGATAACTTGGCGTCAATAATTCGGTTTCGCCCTTGGTATTTTTCAAAATAAACCCTTTGTTAAAAGAGCCTTTCCCATTCGGAGCAACAAAAACCAAATCATCTTCCTTTTTGTTGATTATAAAATGCGGTTCATTATAACTATATATCTTATACCCGAATGCCCCTTGTATAGGGGTTGTTACAACCTCTTTTAATGCTAAATTTTTAAAAGAATCATTGATAATAGTTGTCCCCTCTTTATTGGATACTTTAATATACTCCATAGATGATTTTGTACCTTTCTTTAACCAAATCAGCGGCCTTGTTATCAATTGAGTAAAAGATTTGATTGTCCTTGATAGAGATTTGTACAGGCTGCACCATATATGGCCTGTTTTGTTCGTAAGAGATAACAGGTGCGAACGCAAAAATTTGCTCATTTTTTTGTTTTTCAATAGTAATCACCCCGCTATAATCTGTTACTATGTGCGTGCCTAGAAATCGAGTTAATGTCGAGTTTAGGCTTAATATTAAAGACCCTTTTTTATCGTATAGTTCAAAAACAGCTTTATTTATTCCCATATGCCTATCCTTACCCTTAACTGATTGTTTTCATCAAATACTTGAATTAAGTCATCGCTAATTTCAACCCTTGCGCCACTCGTCTTAGTTCGCAATGTACCAATTGTTGCAGTAATAGATGAAAGGCTATCCACCTGCATTTTATCAGCAGTAACGGCCCCAGCCTGTATCATTCCTTTAGCGATAATATTGTTATCGAATAAGGCCTCACCAGTAACATGCAATAATTTGCCGTCTATGCGTGTACCTGCTGGGCTTAGATTGATACGGCTCACAAGTTCTGCGCCGTCAATATTATTAATGGCTTGCGTTACTTTTAAATCAATACCGCTTGAAATCTGCGTGATTTGCGAATTTACGTTATTTTGATAGTCGTTCAAAGTCCGCTGGTATGCCTTGCCAAGGTCGATGATTTTGCTATCCATTCCATTAACGGCCGTCTTGACTGTGCCGACTTCGCCTTTTAAGTCATTCACTGCTTTGTCTATGCCCTCTAGGCCTAGGCTTTCCATGTCGAGTAGGGACTTATCGATTTTAGCTTTGATTGTCGCTAGTTGCTCATCACTTCTAGGACCTTCTCCGAATAGATCAACAAATGCGACCTGTACGGTATGAACACCACTTTCCAAAGGTATTGTTGCTACGTTTGTTGTGAAGAAATATCGCGTACCGTCAACGTAAATATTAACGCCCTTACAACCTAACTTGATATTATCGGTAGTAATACCAATGCCATTAATCAAGCTAACTATTTTAATGTTAGACGGTTTAGGCGGAATAGGTACGTTATATGTCAATTCTGCCGGAGCGCTATATCCCTTTGTAGGGTTATGAGCATATAAATATACTTTTGCACTCCGTTCTGTTAATAGAGTGCTTAAAGTAGTATTATTGCTTTTACCAATTAGCCCATACTCTTGACCTGGGTGCAGATCATATCGCAACTCGTAAAAATCAATATCAGCGTTACGCACCTCTAACCAATTAAAGGTGGCAACATCACCAAACGAAACGCCCAGCCCTTGCGGAGTATTAGGCACTTCTGATTTGAGCTCAACTAATACAGATTTGATAATGCCTTGTGAGTAATTTCCATGACGGTCCTTTACTTTTAATCGCACTTCATATGTATGGCCTAATTCACAACCACTAATAACGATTTGATTATCGCCGTTGCCGCCATACTTCCATTCGTTTGTACCTTCACGATACCATGCTTCGACAGTATCAAATGTATTAATAGTTGGTTGAGTAAATGCAGCCACTACATCAAATGACAATACACCATCGCCAATTTCGTAATACTTAGTAAATAATGCTAAATCGCTTACTTCCGGAATATAGTATGGTGTGATTGTATACGGGTATGCTTGCACCTCATCTAACCCTTGTTCGTTAGATCCATACATATTGAATGACGTAAATTTAAAATAAACCTGCTTTCCGATGTCCTCTTTACGATACGGAGCATGATATAACGCCTCGTCAACTCTTACGAACCTAGCACCAGCATTGTGCGTTGTATCGTTGGTTCCATACTGACCGCGTATAATTCCACCCAAAGCATAATCGCCATTAAGCTGCAATTGAGCTGTTTCATAAGATAGGCACTCGCCGTCAACCCAGCATAGAGTGTTGGCTCGTTCAGCATCAACATGACTGCCACCTTTTAATGCACCTTGATTGATTATCACATTAGCGGAGTTGCTACCTTGTGTTAGGTTAGTTTTAAGCCTACCCATTCGAGCTTGTTGTGAGATATTGCCAATTCGTTTATAGTTTTCGTTATTGTCTGATAACCATATTGAACAGCCCCCCCAATTAGGCTCTGAATTTACACCGATATATAATTCATTGCCCCCTACATCACCTGGCGTTTGAATAATAGCCACGTCATTAACACTTGGAGCAGGCACATTATAATCAATAAAAGGTCGTTCATTCTCATGAACGTTATACTTTGCTGGAGCATATGTTCCTGGCGGCTTACCTTCTGCTGTAATTTCAAGTTGTCCATCTGCAGCTTCTGATACTGATGTTATAACTACTATTTGCTCACGCAATCCGCATAACTCATCTGTGATTGTTACTAGGTCGCCTGGTTCCAATCTACAAAAAGCCCAGTCGAGATGGAATGTATATTGATTCTTTGCATATAGCCGTTTCATAGCAAGCTGTTCAGCGTAGTATTGAGCCCTAGCCTTAGTATAGAGATAATGAGCGGACTTCTTAGAGGCTGGTTTGAGGCCGTTCTTTTGAACGTCCGCCACCACCTCGAATGATACCGTTTCTTTCTCGTAGCTATTGGCACGATTAATAAACTCAACTGTTGCCTGATTATACGTTTCTGAGCTATCTTTTCGCTTATACACGATAAGTTGTCCGTCGCTAGCTGGAATAAGATCAGCAGCCGTTAAGTTATATTGAATTTGATTAGCTGGCGACCAATCACCAATAGGTTTATCGGCTAGAGGTACGATTTTAAGGCGGTCGGTACTCCAGAATACAAGGCTGTTTGTAATTTCAGCTATATCATTAATAACATTTTGAGCCTTTGAACTTTTACTATCCGGAGGTGTACTAATTAGAATATCAGCTGCTTTACAGTAGGCACGATAATTTTCTAATCCGTCTATACTTACATAATCAATGCCGATAGA